ACCCCGTTCACGCTGATCCAGGACGGGCAGATCATCCAGCACGATGACGATCGGAGCATCACCGACGTGATCAATACGATCGACGAGATCCTGGGCACCGATATCGAAGAGGATGAAACCACGCCGCATTGGCGGCTCAATCAGATCCGCCTGGAGAACTGGGACCGACGTGTTCGCAAGTACGCGGAAGACCGTGGCGTTGGTCCGACCGACAGCGGCCCGCATCGCGACGCCTGGGAAAAGGAGTACGCGGCCAACTACCCAAAGCGCCCGCTGCTATACGGCGAAGGCGCACCGAAGCGATGAGCCGCAGCGAGATCCTGGTGCCCGCCCGCAAAGACTGCGAGCGGCACCGCCTGGTCCAGGTCAGCTTCGAGGCTGTGCCGAAGTTTCCCAACAGCCGGCACAGCCTGGAGATCCTGGAGGACCGTTACGAATACGCGTGCGCCTGCTGCGGCGCGCGCAGCGTGCTGATCACCGCGCCGGTCCAGCCGGCCGAAATTGTCGAGCCATGAAACTGCACCGCAACAAAGCCGGCGACGTTCGCCGCGTGAAGGATATCCCGCTCGAGTCGATCGTCCGATATCGCGGCCGCGCGTGGACTTTGATCGCGCACGTGAAGCCTGAAGGCAAGCGGCCACGCGCCTGGCTTTCTGAAGAGCGGCGCACCAGGGCCAGCGGCTTCCGCACGATCGCGATCCACGGCAACACCGGAGTCATCGACACCCATTTGTGGTAACCGCCATGTTCTTCGACGACCTGAACACGCACACCTGCGAAGTGATTCCGCAAGGACCAGCGCGCAGCGGCTACGATCGGACCATCCGCGCGATGGCTAGTCAATACGCCGGACCAACTTCCGCCACCACGCTGGGCACGATCGCCAGCAACCTGGTGGCGGATATCGCCAGCATCCCGCGGAAGAACATCGCGATCGCTTCCAATATGTACGAAGTCCGTCACGTGGATGAATTCACGCCCACGGAGCGCCTGGAGGTTTACAACCTTTCGACGATCACCAGGGACCGCCTGACCATCATCATCAAACTGAAACCATTACCCGCAAAAAAATGACGACAACAAACCGCACGCACGCGCTGATTAATATCCGCGCGGCACACATTTTACAGCTTAACGGCCGGCCAAAGTGGACCGGCTACCGCCAGGCATACGAGGCCGCCAAATCGGTGCGCTGGATCCTGGACAACTTCCTGGCGTGCTGCCGGCAAGGCGAAATCGGTGACGGCAACTACGGGAAGGGACAAGGCTAAACCACAATAATCCAAATAACCCATGTTCAAATTTCTTAGACAGTTAACACAATCCGAGTCGCGCGAGCTGACCACGGAGCTGAAGCAATTCGACGTCACCGAAGAGGCGATCGCCACGATGGCGAACGAATTCATGGCGCTGCAAGTCGATGGCCTGGAGGATCGCGAAGGCCTGGCCAAAGTTCACACCGCGCGCATGACTGTGCGCGACAAGCGGTGCCGCGTGGAGGACCGGCGCAAAGAGCTGGTGGCCGACGCGCTGAAGCACCAGCGCAACGTGAACACCGTCGCCAAGCATATCACGTCGCAGCTGCTGCCCATCGAGGACCATTTGCAGGCGCAGGAAGATGCGATCGCGGAGCTGAAGGAAGCCAAGCGCGCCGAACAAATGCGCAAGGAAGAAGAGCGCATCGAGCGCGAGAAAAAGGAAGCCGTCGAACGTGCGCTCGAGGAAGAGCGGCAGCGCCAGGCGGAGAAAGACCAGGCGCAGGCCCGGGAAGCGGAGCGCCTGGAGGCCGCACGGCTGAAGGCTGAAGAAGATCGCAAGGACTGGGAGGACAAGATCCGCAAGGAAGCCGCGGCGCTCAAAGAGCAACGCCGGCAGCTGGAGGAAGAGAAGGCCAAGATCCAGCCCGCACCAGCGCCGCCAGCTGGACCACCACCGGGCAGTAGGGTGATCGTCCTGAACCCTGCGCGCTGTCCAAATGGGCATTGGAAGGGCGCCACGATTAACGGAACGACGTGCCCAACGTGCGGCGCTGAACTGATCAGCGGCGGCACGATCAGCGAAGTCCCTACCGTGGAGATCCCCGAACCTGCACCGATTAATGTGATGGAAGGCCGCGGCGGAGTTATCACCGGCCGCGTGGCCACGATCGAAGAGACACGCCGGATCCTGGGCGATGCGACCCTCTTCCCGGTCGATGCCCAGCCCAGCGAAGACGAAAGCGCCAGGGCCAGGATCCTGCACCGTTGTGAACTGATTGTGGATAATACCACCGATATGGAACCCATCGCCGACGAATCAACGCGCGTCCTTTGGGATGAATTCACGCGCATCATTTGCGGCGCCGTCGCCGCGGTGCGCGCCGACTTAAAGAGAATTGAACAACCTAAACCCTAACCACCATGGCCGAAGAAAAAGCCACCCCCGCGCCGGCGACAAAAGCCGACGCCACGCCTGCGAAAGTCGAAGGCAAGATCCTGACCACCAAGGAGCTTTTCAGCGATGAAGCGATCCGCGCGAAGTTCACCGATATGCTAGGCAAGCGCGCGCCCGGCTTCATCGTCAGCGTGCTGCAATGTGTCGCCAGCAACGCGATGCTGAAGCAGGCGGATCCTAACAGCGTTTACAACGCGGCGGCCGTTGCTGCCACGCTGGACCTGCCGCTCAACAATCAGCTGGGCTTCGCCTACATCGTGCCGTATAACGTGAACGAGAAAGTCGCCGGCCCTGGTGGATCCACCAGCTGGCAGACCCGCGTGGTCGCGCAGTTTCAGGTTGGCTATAAGGGCTTCATCCAGCTGGCGCAGCGCACCGGACAATACCGGAAGATCGCAGCCACGCGCGTGATGACTGGCCAGCTGATCAAAGAAGACCCCCTGCTGGGCTACGAGTTCGACTTCACCGTCAAAGCTGAAGGCGCCACGGTGATCGGTTACGCTTCACGCTTCGAGCTGATCAACGGCTTCGAGAAAACGGTTTACTGGACGATCGACGAGCTGCAAAAGCACGGCAAGAAATTCTCGAAGAGCTACGGCAAGGCCGGCAGCATTTGGGACAACGATGCCGAAGCCATGTACCTGAAGACGGTACTAAAAGCGAACCTGTCCAAGTTCGGCCCTATGTCGATAGACTTGCAACGCGCTGTGATCACAGACCAGGCGATGATCAGCGACGCGGAAACCCTGGACGCTAAATACGTGGACGCGCCGGAAACTACCGAAGACAAAGAGCGCGAGCGCATCACGCTGCTGATCGCCCAGGCGAAGACCATCGAGGACTTGGACCAGGTGCGCAAGTTCGCCGACCTGGATCAGAGCTTCGAGATCGCGCGCAAGGAGATCGAGATCCTGGCGGCAGCCAGGGACAAGAGCCAGGCCGCCGGCCACACGCAGGAAGTTGAAACATACAGCAACCGCATCAAAGCCCTGGAGGAGCTGATCGCATGAACGTCAACGAAGTAAAAGTCCGGTGCCACGCGCTGAAGAAGGTGATGACCTTCGAGCGCGGCGCGGTGATCACACCCAACCAGCTGCTGCGCATCGACGAGCTGATCGTCAAGCGGCAGAGCGGCAAGCCGCTGACAGCCAACCAGGCCGAAGAGCTGGACGGCCTGATCACTAAGCGCGACACGCCGCCGCCATTGTCGGCGACCACGATCGAATACCTGACCGAGCTTTACCTGTGGTATCGCTACGGCCGGCGGAAGATCCACACCAACAAGTACGTCGAGAAAGGTTTGAAGGTGGAGGAAGACAGCGCGACCATTTACAGCCTGGTGAAGTCGCGCCCGTTTTTCAAAAATCAGGAAACCTTCACGCACGACCCTGACTTCATCGGCACGCCCGACGAGAACACGCCCGACAGCCAGGACGTCAAGGACTTCAAGTCGTCCTGGGATCTGTTAACATTCACGGCCGCGGCAGCTGCGCCGATCAATCCGGTCTACGACTGGCAGCTGCAAGGGTATTGTGAATTGACAAAGAAGAAGACCGGCCGCCTGATCTACGTGCTTTGTAACACGCCGCCCGAATTACTCAACGACGAGAAACGCCGGCTCGCCTGGCGGATGGGCGTGCAGGATCCTGACGGTCCGGACAACGAGCTGTACCGCGAAGCTGCCGAGCTGATCGACTTCAATGGGCTGTTCGACGATATCCCTTTGATCGAGCGCGTCCACGAAAAGACCATCACGCACGACCCTGCCAAGATCCGCGACGCGCGTGCCCAGGTGCAGCGCTGCCGCAGCTGGATGGCTGCCACCTGGCCGGACTTCTTCGACGTAAGCAAAGACAACTGCCACCCTAACGCACGCACCAAATGAGTACCAACAGCGTCCGCGACGCGGTCCTGAAATGGACCACCGCAAAAGAGCGCGGCGATATCGCCCGCGACTTGAAAGTGAAGAGCCGGCAAACGATCCACAACGTCCTGAACGGCGACACGATCAACGTGCCGCTGATGGAGGCGCTGATGGCCCGGGCTGAAGAGAACCAGGCGAAGAGCGATCGGATCCCGGAGCGTGCCGAAAAACTGCTCGAGCCATGACGCTGTTCGAACTGCTGAAGCTGGTGCGCACGCTGCGCGCCATGCAACGGAAATATTACAAGCTGGACGCGCGCACCGATCGAGACGCAAAGATGGAAGCGCTGGTGACTTCCAAGATCCTGGAGCGCCAGCTGGACCAGGTGCTGAACGAGTGCGGCCTGGAAGGGCAGAACCTTTCGGCCGTGGAGATCAAACCCGCCGAGCCATGGAAGAAGAGCTGACCACCGCGCGCAACTTGTTCGGCGATGCCGCCGATCTGATCGAGATCCAGGAAGAGCCGGAGGATCCCAAAGCGCCGCCGCTTTACGAACAAATTGCGGCGTACTTCAAAGCGCACAAGTTCGAGAGCTTCACCACCATCCAGCTGGCTGCGGCCTTCCCTGCGCGCAAGTTTGAAACGGTGCGCAACGCGGTGCGCCGCCTGGTGCGCGCGCGTGACGTGAAATGTACCGGCGCGATCAACTGGAAGCGCTGGAAGCACAACGACGACCCGACGGATCACGCCTACATTACGTTAACCCTTTACCGATGAAACGCATCGCCCTGCGGATCCTAGTGATCACCGCGCTGCTGCTGATCATCCTGGTGAAGATCTACGGCGACGAGATCGACGCCGCAGCTGAAAGAATTCTCACAACCCTAACCCCAAAACCATGACGTTCGGAAAATGGATAGAGCAACAAACCACCGGCGCGCCGGAAGAAACGGCGATCGATATCCGCCTGGGCCTGGCTGGCCTTGGCATCAAAGACCGCGAGATCGACAGCCTGACGCTGAAGGAAGTGCGCGACGTTGCGCGCGTGCTGAATGTACCGGCCGAAGATCTTGGCGGCATATTACTGGAGCGACGTTGCCGCGCGTGCGGCTGCACCGACGACGACTGCCATCAATGTATCGAGCGCACCGGCACGGCCTGCCATTGGATCGAAGAAGATCTGTGCAGCGCGTGCCTGCCTATAGAGAAAGGAGGACCGGTGCGATGATCCACGGCAGCACCCAACCCTTCAGGCCAGGGCAACCCTTTCGGATCCCTGGCGAAGTGCGGAGATCCCGCCGGCCGAACTGCAAGCGCACCGGCCCGAAAAACCCGAAGCACACGACAGATCCGCAGGCGCTCCAGGATCCGCAGGACGTGAAACTGCGGCGCCTATTTTACGACAAGTATCGCGGCAAACTTCCCGACTGATGGCCAGCAAAGACCCCCGCTTTAATTTCTACCCGGACAACTGGGAAGGAGGAACCGACGGCTTCACGCTGGAGCAAGAAGGCGCGTACCTGGCTTTGTGTATCGTGCAGTTTCGGCGCGGATCATTCACCGCCGCCCAGGCCGTGGACAAGCTCATGCAACGCACGCGAGGCGATGCCGCGGCATCTGCCGCGCTGTGGTCTTTTCTCATGCCGAAGTTCGTCACCGACGGGGCCACGTACTGGAGCGCGCGCCTAGCCAAAGAGATCGAGAAAAGCGCCGCAACATCGAAAAAACAATCAGAAAAGGCATCCAAGCGATGGCACAAGGATCCCGACCATGCCGCGGCATATACCCCAGCAATGCCGCCTGGTACTGGAATTGGTAGTGGTATTGGAAGAAGGGAAGGAGAGGGTATGGGAGAGGAAACCCGCCAGCTGGGCGATCAGCTGGACGCCGCCCTGAACGCGATCTACCTGGATCCCCTGCGCATGAAGGCGCGCACGCTTTACCCTTTCGTGAACTTCGAACAAGAGCTGGAACACTTCCGCACCAAAGTCCTGGGCGCGCCTGATCATTACCGTGATCACGACGTCGAAGGCCTGCGCATGGCGCTGCTGTCACAACTGAAAAACGAAAACAGTAAACCCCAAAAAAATGGACCTACTTCCCGAAGCAACAAAACCGCCGACCACGTCGACGGGCTTGTCCAAGACTATCACGACCGCCACGCTGCTGGCCCTACTTCCTGACGATCGGCGTGGCCCGCTGAAGCTAGTCAGCCAAGGCCTGCGCGCTGGTCAATTCGCGAACCTGGCCGCGGCCATGCCGCGCAAGGTGGAAGCCTGCATGACCTTCCCCAGCGTCCGCGAGCTGATCACCTGCGAAGGCCCGGAGCTGATGACCAAGTTCCTGGAAGCGCGCATCATCGCAGGACCGTGCGCGCTGATGAACGTGGCGCACAAGATGACCACCGCCCAGGTGATCTTCACCGCCAAAACAATCGTCGAGCTTTTCGCCGACGAGCCGGTGGCCACCATCGAGCTGGCCATGCAGCGCGGAGCTGCCGGCGTGTACGGTGGAACCTTCCACCAGCTGGACACGTCGGTGGTCGTGGACTGGATCCGGCAGACCCTGGACGAGCAAGCGGTGTACCGCGTGAACCAAGCCGAACACGCCGAGCCACCCGCGTCCAGCCTGGTGAATTACAAACTTTACATGGAGCGCCGGCGCCAGGAAGAGAAAAACAAAGCCGCAGAGCGCGAGCGTAAGTTCGCAGAGCGGAAGGCGGAGATCGCCGCCCACCTAGCGTTCCTGGAGCGCGACAAGCTCACGCCGGACCAGGTGCGCACCAGGCTGGAGATCGCCAACGTGATGCGCGACCGCTTCGGCAACCTGGGCATGGAACAGCTGAACGCCTTCAAGATCCACCGCGTCGATGGCTGGGTGGATATCTTTGCGCCCAGCCCGGAAGTCGCCGGCGAGATCCTGGGCGAAGCCATGGTACGGATCCAGCTGAAGAAGAAAGAGGAAAAGAAAAACGAACCCACAACCAAAACCCTAGACAAATGACAATCGACAACAAATCCACCGCGCTACAAATTTGGGACACCCTACTTCGTGAAGAGCTGAAGCTCCAGCTTACACCATTGAACCGCGCCAAACACATGAACGTCGAAGACGTGCGCAAGGCCGTGGAGCTGACGCTGCTGGCCGGCCATCGTTTCCACATCACGCGCATCCGCGTGCTGATCGATGAAACCATGGTGCTGGCCGAAGCCACCACCCAGCGGATGAAAGAGCTGAAGGAAGAACACGCCGCCACCTGGCCGATCCGCTGGGCAAAGCGGCGCGCGCTGCTGCGCCAGGCCAACGACCAGCTGATGATGCAACGGGCATACGCCAGGGCGATCCTGGTGATCGCCAACACGCTGCCGGAAAAGCCCGCAGCTGCTGAAGAGCCGGAAGAGAAACAGGAAGCACCGTCGCCGCTCACCGTCAGCGGCCGCGCGATCCCGCACCTGAACGGAGTGAACCGTAACGAAGAGCCGCCGCCCTGCCCGGACTGCCGCGGCACCGGCTATGCTTCCGCCCTGGAGCCGCACGACGGACAACTGTGCGCCGCTTGCAAGGGCACCGGGATCCACACGCGAAGTGATCACGAATAGACCGCTTAACTTTACCAAAGCCATGACAGCGAAGAAGCAGGTCAACACGACAGGCACCAGGATCAACGTCGCAGAATTTCGCACGCTCACCAGGCGAGAAGATGACAAGCCGCCGACCCGGGCGCAGTATCGACGCATCGGCAAAGTCGTGGGCACAATCTTCCGCGCCTGGAGCGGAGCCAAGCGCACGCCATACAACGGCCGCGTGTATGACAGCAAGCTGGAAGCGCTGCACGCCGCCAAGCTGGATATCCTGGTGCGTGCCGGCAAGATCCGCAGCGTGCAGCCGCAGACCACCTTCCGCCTGGAGGTCGCCGGCAAGCTGGTCACCACCTACCGCGCCGACTTCCTGATCACAAACCTGGACGGCAGCCAGCAGGTCCATGAGTGCAAAGGTCGCATCGCCCGGGACTGGGCCATGCGCAAGAAACTGTTCGAAGCATTGAACCCAACAATTCCCGTCACCGTAATCCAAAAAGCATGAAGATGATACAAGTCAGCAGCCTGAAGCTGAACGCGGACAACCCGCGAAAGATTAAGACCGACAAGTTCGAAAAGCTGCGCCGCAGCGTGGAGAGCTTCCCCAAGATGATGGAGCTGCGCCCGATCGTCGTGGACGAGGTCGGCCTGGTCCTGGGCGGCAACTACCGCCTGCGCGCCCTGATCGCCAACGGCGTGAAGGAGATCCCGGAAGGCTGGGTGAAGGTCGCGCCGGATCTGACCGACGCAGAAAAGCGCGAGTTCATCGCCAAGGATAACGCAAACTTCGGCGACTGGGATTGGGAGGTGCTGGCCAACTGGAACACGAACGAGCTGACCGACTGGGGGATCGACGTGCCCGCGGAGGAAGCCGCGCCGGCGCCGATGCCCGACGAGTACGCCGGAGGGAAGGACAAGATCCCAACCACCATCGTGCTGGGCGACCTGATCGAGATCGCAGGCCACCGCCTGCTTTGCGGCGACTGCACAAAGCGCGACCAGGTCGAACGCCTGCTCAACGGAGCGCGCGCCGATATGGTCTTCACCGATCCGCCGTATGGCGTGAACCATGAAGGCGACAAAGGGAAGGGCAACACGATCGCCGGCGACCTAACACAAACAGCGATCCCCTTCAGCTTCGAGCTGGCCGTTCAAATGGCGACCAAGCCCGAGGCGCGCTTTTATTTCTGCGGCGGCGAGGGAAATATTTCGCTTTACTTCAAGCTGTTCGAGCGCTACCTGGCGCAAATGCCCAAGCTGCTGGTGTGGGTGAAGAACGGGTTCGTGATGCGACCCAACGGCTACCACAGCGGCTTCGAGCTGATCTTCTACGGCTTCAAGTCAGGCGGCGGAGGGAAGAAACACTGGTACGGCGGCCGCACCGAAGTCGAAGCGTCGGACGTTTGGAAAGTAAGCCGCGACCCGTCGCGCACCTACGTTCACAGCACACAGAAACCCGTCGAGCTGGCAGCGCGCGCGATCCGCGTCCACAGCCAGGCCGGCGACCTGGTGTACGAACCCTTCGGCGGATCCGGCAGCACCATGGCAGCGGCGCACGTACTTGGCCGCAAATGTTACGCGATGGAGATCGAGCCGCAGTACTGTCAGGCCCACGTCAACCGCATGAAGATCCTGGACCCGGAAGCGGTGATCACGCTGAACGGCAAACCCTACGGATGATGAAGCGGATCCAATTCCTTCGCAACCTGGCCGCAGCGGCTGGGCTGCTGATCACCGGGAAGGCCGCGGCAGCGCAGGCGCCCAGGGAAGCAGAGCGCAGCACCCGCCCGAACCCGGCAGAGTTTTGGAACAACCCGCCCGAACCTGAACAAATACGCGGACCACACGGCGAGCTGCTGGGCTTCATGCGCATCCAGGCCACGCAGCTGCAACTGCACCACGGAGAAATGGCCATGAAGCTGACCGGCTGGCGAACGCTGGGAAGTTACCCGGGAAGGATGACTACGATCGAAAGCGACGAACTATGGGCGCGCATGGACTGGAAGGATATCGACCGAAAGGTTGACCAGCTACGTGAAGCGCTGCTGTCTTTCCGCGTGGATCAGCAAGCCAGCCCGCTGATCAAATCGGTCCGCAGCGTGCAGATCTTCCCGGGAGATATCAAACCAGGTGACCCGCTGCTGACGCCATGAAGTACCTGAACCACGATATCACGACCAACCTGGTCGCATTGAGCGGAGGCAAGGACAGCACCGCGATGGCCCTGCGCCTGAAGGAGCTGAACCCCGACGTGGAATATACCTACCTAATCACACCAACAGGCGACGAGCTGCCCGATATGATCGCGCATTGGAAGCACTTGGCAGATATCCTTGGCAAGCCGTTGATACCGATCACAAGCGGCAAGTCGCTGAAGGGATTGATCAGAGATCTGGGCAGGCTGCCAAATTGGAGAGAACGGTGGTGTACGAAGATCCTGAAGCTCGATCCCTACGCGAAGTTTATGGAGCGCGCGGTCTTTCACATCGGTGCCCTGAATTCCTACGTTGGGCTGCGTGCTGACGAAGAGGAAAGGGAAGGCGGTGACTTCCGCCATGTGATCGGGGTGACGCAGCGTTACCCGATGCGAGAATGGGGGTGGACGATCAACAGCGAAAAAGCAGCGAGGACCATGACCAAAGCTGAACGACGCAAAGCCTGGAAGATATGGGCGCACCGATATCGGGAAAGGCATCCCGATCGGTATCACTTCGCGAACCTGAAGAGCAACGCACGCAGGCGCGGCAAGATCTTCACCATCACCCTGGAGGACTTCCGGGCCGTATGGATCCCAGGGGAAAGCATCGACCGCATTGACCATTGGCGCGGCTACGAACCGGGCAACATTCAGAGCCTGCCGCTGCCGGAGAATAGCGCGAAGGGATACAGGGAGAAAATCGAAAAGCAGCAAGCCGCCGACCAGGTGCCGGCGTATAGTGACGAACCACCATTTTAGAAAACTATGCCGAACCCGGAAAACATCGAGCCGCACAAATTCCCGAAAGGGAAGAGCGGAAACCCTGCCGGCCGCAAGCCTGGCAGCCGCAACCTTTCGACCGTGCTGCGGGAAATGCTCGAGGAAGAGATCCCCGTCAAGCTGGAGGATGGCAGCAAAGTCGGCAAGCCGTTCAAGGAGGTGATCATCCGCAAGCTGCTGAAGGGCGCCGCGGATGGTGACGTTCGCGCGATTAACGCCGTCTTCGATCGCACCGAAGGCAAGCCGCAACAGTCGATCGACCTGACCACCGGCGGAGGCGAGCCGATGACCAGGCACGTGGTCGAATTCATGGACTACACCAAAGCAGCCGGCAGCCCGGCGAAGAAGTCAAAGAAGAAGAAACCCAAAACCCCAAAGCAATGAACGAACAAGTCAAACGGGCCGACCCGAACCAGCTGGTCCTGATCAACGCGAAAGATTTGCCCGCACGATTGAGAGCCGGCGCCGTGATCGTGTTCGGAGATACTGGACCGATGGAACGCGCGATCCATGCCGCAGCAAAGCACGCCGGACAGAAATGGCAGGACGACGCCACGCGCCACGCCGAACAATTCCTGAAGAGCGTGCGCACCAGGCCGTTCATGGCTGAAGATCTGCGCGCCTTCGCCTACGCCCAGGGACTACCGAAGCCGCCAAGCGAACGCGCCTGGGGAGCTGTCACCATGCGCCTGCACCGTGCCGGCAGGATCTTCGCCCAGGGCACCGCCAAGGTCCGCAACCCTAAAGCGCACCGGGCCAACGCCACCAGCTGGTCCACAGTCCCGCCCGCACCATGAACTGGCACAATCTAATCACGATCGCCCTGGAGATCCAGCAGACGGACCCCGACGAACTTAGCGGCTGCATTTTCTTCCAGGCGGACCTGGTGATAACTTGGACGCTGACCAACGGGAGCGCCAGGCCGATCAGCAGAAAAATGAAATACCAGGCCCAGGCCGGCAGCCAGCTGAAGGCGTTCGAGCGCTGCTTCCAAAACTTCCTGGATAATTACCAGGGCGAGCTTTACCCGCCGCGCATCGCCGCGCCCAGCCTGAACCAAATCGAGGACTACCCACCGGACCACCACCAGCTGCCGATCGTTTTCGACACCAGCCCGGAGATCCTTCAGCTGCTGGAGCAAGTATTTGGCGCTGATTATGCCAGCCAGGTGCGGCCGTTAATGATCACCGCATGAAGACGATCGGCATCGCTATCGACAACCACAGGCAGGCGAAGTTCGAGGAAGCAATTGTCCGCGCAGGCTTCAGCTTCACGACCAGCCAGCTGTTCGCCAGCGTTAAGCTGATCCGCATCATGGTGACCCCGGAAGAATTCGAGGAAAGTTGCCAGCAGATCGCCAAGATCTGCAAGACCCAACAAATCAATTTCAACCGATCCAACTGATGGCCGCGAAGGATCCACGCATTCACGACCCGGCGCAGCTCGAGCTGCCGTTGATCGTGCCGGTAACCATGGCGGACCTGGTGGAACTTCAGCGCCGCTTCAATGATATGCCGATCCCGACAGCGCCGCACGTGCAGCTGCCGACCTTGGAAGAGTTACGAAAGCGCGCAGGCCTGGGATGAGCGTCGTTCAACAATTCAGCCGCACGTACGCGGAGATCTTCACCACGCGCGCGCGCTACCTTCTTCTTTGGGGAGGGCGCGGCCGCGGAGGATCCCACACGGCCACGAACTATTTCGTCCACCTGCTGACGCGGCCGGAGTACTTCCGCGGCGTGCTGATGCGTCAGGTCTTCAGCGATATCCGCGGATCCCTTTGGCGCGATATCCACGACCGCATCGAAGAGAATGAAACCGTCAACCCGCGCGCCCTGGGCTTCAACGATTCAGAAATGTCGGTGCTGAACCGCATCAACGGCAACCGGATCAGCTCCAAGGGCTTCAAGAAATCAGCGACCAGGCGGACCGCGAAGCTGAAGAGCTTGGCCGGCGCCACCCACGTGATCATCGAGGAAGCCGACGAAATCGAAGAGGACGACTTCATGCAGCTGGACGATACGTTGCGCAGCGCCCGGGCGAACATTCAGATCGTGCTAATCTTCAACAGCCCGCCGAAAGCTCACTGGATCCTGCGGCGCTGGTTCATCCTGGTGCCCAGCGGCGTGAAGGGCTACGAGCGCGCGATCGCCCGCAAGGATCCCGACCTGCTGGCGATCTTCAGCACGTACCGCGATAACCTGGCGAACCTGAACGCGCGGACCGTGGCCAACTTCGAAGCCTACAAAGAAACCAAGCCGGACCATTACTGGACGATGATCATGGGCCTGATCAGCGAAGGCGTGCGCGGCAGGATCTTCAGCAACTGGCAGCGCATCAAAGCCATGCCGGACACTTATCGCAAGTTCTACGGCGTGGACTGGGGCTTCAGCGTGGACCCGCTGGCCGTCGTGGAAGTGGAAGCTCACGGCCGCAAGCTGTGGACCAGCCGGAAGATCTACGGCGTCGGGATCCTGAACGACGAGCTGGACCGCACGCTCAAAGAGCTGAAGATCCCGAAGAGCGCGCCGTTTTACTATGATCCCAGCAATCCCAAGGACGGCGAAGATATGCGCCGGCGCGGCTGGAATTTCATCAAAGCCGAAGGCGGCCCGGGCAGCATTGTCAGCACGATTAATTACCTGAAGCAATTCGATATCTTTGTCACCGATGACAGCACGGAGATCCTGGATGAGTTCGACAAGTATGCCTGGGCGCTGGACCAATACAAAAACCCGACCGGCAAACCGATCGAGACAAACAACCACGCCATCGACGCGATCGGCTACGCCTGCGATCTGCTGCGCAAACCGTCAGGCCTTACCATCGTTACACCAGGAAGCGCCGAACTGAAGAAAGGCCGCCGCACGATTTACAATATGTAACGCACCCAAAAATGCAAAGCACGCAGATCCTTCCTGAAGAAGACGACCGGCCGAAGTTCGGCAAGGCGATGCGGCAGCAGCTCACCGACTACTTCCTGACAGCGATCGGCATGGCCGGAAACCCTGACGCCATGGATCTGCGGTGTCAAATCTGTGGCGAACTATTGTGCCGCGTGCCTTCCCGTTATACCTTCGATCGCCAGGAAGCCGGCCTGACGCAATTCAGCCCGGAGCTGCTGCCGCTGATCACCGACCACCATTGTAACCCCGTCACCGCATGACCACAAGTCCCGAAGGCATCGCCCTGATTTTCTCCCTGAAGCTGGACCAGCACCAGCTGCCGTACTGGTCCGGCATGGTGATGGCGAACAATACCTGCCTGATGGAAGTGGTGAGCGTCACGTTCAACCCACGCAACAAGAAAGAGTTCCGCGACCTTTTTGAAAACTGCGCGTGCCGGCTGATCAAAGTCCTGCAAGGTGCGCCGGACCAGGATGATATCGTTCGCCACCTGATTCAGTCCAGCGTCGTCACCGATAACCCTGGCGGCGGCCTGCTGATCGGCACGCACAACCTGAAGCCGAAAGGCCTGAAGAAGCTAATCACCTAAACCCACAAACAAACCCATGGACAAGCTGAAGAAAATCGCCGGCCACGTTTGGAACTTCACCGTCACCGCCGCAGTGGTCACCGTCGCCCTGGCAGCTGCTGGACTTGGCGTCTTCCTGATTGGAGTGATCGCCCGGGCTGGCTGGGCGCTGATCGTTAGCGGCTGGAACATTTTCGCGTGGTAGTCTTCCGTTCACATATCGGAGAAACGGAACAAAGCCACAACCTTCCCACGTGCTGGGAGGAAACGGCCACGTGGATCTTCGAAGAGATCTACCGCAACCAGGTGAAGGATGAAGACACGCTCCAGGTGTTCGCCATTATGACGGGCCTGGAGATCGACGCCATCGCCGACAGCAATGACAAAGACCTGGAGGCCGGACTTTACCAGGCCACCGCCTTCATCTTCCAACAGCCGGAGATCTTCCGCGGCATGGAGATCCCGGAGCGCATCAACTTCCGCGGGCAATGGCTGGAGATCCCGACGATGAAGGTGCAGAAGCACACGATCGCCCAGGGCTTGCTGATGCGCCGCGAGCTGAAGAAAGCCGTCAACCTGGAAAGCATCATCACCGTGGCGCTGGCCTGCTACCTTCAGCCGATCATCGACGGCGGACCGTTCGACCCGGACAAGGTGCCGGCGTTGCGCGAAGAGCTGCGACAGCTGCCGATCTGTTCCACCTTTCCCCTGGGTTTTTTTTTGCTCGCCAGGCACGCGAAGCGTGGGAGTACTACGACGCACGCATGGCGCCCGAGCCTAGCGATGAAAATAAAAAGCGCGCTGCGATCGCTGAAGCTGCTGGCATCGCCAAGCTGGAACCGCTGGCCGGCGTTTCGATCATCGACACGTATGCGCAGGCATACGGGATCCCCCCGCGGCTTGCACAGCTCGAACCCATGGACGAAGTCCTTCCCTTCTTCATCCTATGGACCAAGCGCGACGACTACCAACAGCGGTACGAAGAAGAGAAAAAGCGACTAGATCCACCGCCACCGTCTAAACCATCAAGCTGATGCCAACGCTGCAAACCGTTCCCGATCCGATCGTCACAGAGCTGGAGAAAATTGTCACCAGCCAGCTGGTCGTTCCTTGTTCCTTCGTTTATGCCAATTTGCTCGAGGCGAACTTCGGCCTGGATCAAATGGATCCGCAGCAGGTGAAGTTTCCCGTCTTCATGCTGATCGCCACCGGCCGCAGCAAGATGACGCGCAACGAAGCCAACAGCATCATCCGCAAGGCGACGGTCTACGGGCTGCTGCTGGACCAGGTCGCCAACCCCACCCTGGATTACGACAGCAAAGAGGTCAGCGATATCGTGAACAAGATGCGCCAGCTGGCCGACAACATGGCCTACTACATCGACCGCTCGCCCATGAGCGTGAACGGCGGCGTGGACGAATGGGAAGCCGTTGACAGCTTCGCCAAAAGTGACGCGCACCTTTTCGGTCAGGCCGTTTCTTTCACCTGGGAGATCGACACCCACACCACCGGATATCTGAACCCGCCAAACGTCTATCCCGCAACGCCGTGACCGATATCGAACTTTGCGAAAAGACCCTGGGCAACATTGCCAGCAGAATAATCAGCGACCAGGATAGCAAGCGGATCCGCGCGAGCGGTGCGTCAGCTGCCAGCCTGGACGTGAAGAAGACCGACGCCGGCGCAGAGCTTTGGGGATCGCATTACTTTTTTTACCAGGTCCACGGCCGCAAGCCCGGGAAGCAACCGCCCATGGTTGACATACTGGAGTGGATAGAGTCGAAGCACATCGAGCCGGTCGATATCAGCAAAAAGAGCCTGGCGTTTCTGATCGCCCGCAAGATCGGCCAGGCCGGCACAGACATTTACACCGGCAAGGTGCCCGCGCTGGCCATCCCTGCCATCATCGAGCTGGAGCTTCAGGGACTGGAGCGAGATTTGACGGAGTATTACGGCGAAAAGATCGACAGCACAATCATCGCCGGCCTGGACACACTTTTCCAACGAAGCAACTAAACACGCGCCGCCATGGGCTTGACTGTATTGCAGCGACCGAACCAAAACAACGCCTGGGTATGTACCGGCAACCCGATCCTATACAAGATGATCCGCAAGGACTTCGCGATCAGCGCCATCGCCAACAGCGCCGGCGCGCTTCAGATTACCGTCACCGGGAACCTGGCAACGCTCGCCGCAGCGCTGGGCGGTCCGGTCGTCGCCGGCTCGATCCTGTACTTCAAAGATGACGGCGGGATCTACGCCGGCAGCTTCACGGTCGTGACCTGCACGAACGCAGCCAGCAGCGTGGTGACCTTCACAGCTGGCACGTACACCAGCGGCGCCGGTGCAGCGACTGGCTACGTGAACCTTACCAGCAACCGCAGCAGCTACCGCGTCGAGGTTGAACTGTTTCGCCAGGTGGACAACGTCCTGATTTTCTCCAAGTACGAATTCGCGCCGGCAGCGGACGGATCCCTGAACTACATGAACGTGGCCACCGTGCTGAACGGCGTGACTGCCCTGGAGCCGTTGAGCAACCCGACGTTTGGAATATCAGCAGCGGTGGGAGCGCCGCAGACTTTCAGAAAGCTGTGGCGTAATACAAGCCCGGGCGCGATAGGGTTTTACATCAAGTACCGCGAAGTATGGAACGGGTCCGCTGAAGCGCAGACCAACGACAACGCCAACCCAGCATGGGCCGCGAAGGGAGCGCGCCAGGTCGGGGATCTGTACGGTGGCTATCTGAAAGAGTACAGCGATGCGGCCGCCCGGAAGTTCCTAACCAAATTCACAGCCCCCAAGATATGGCCAGGACGAATCATGGCGCTGTCTTTCATTGAACCAACAAACCCACCGAGCGGAAGCGATCGAATCCACATCAAGAGAGAATACTACACGCCGGCTGGCGTCTACGACTTCGCCCTATACGAGCTGCCGAACCTGACAGGCGCGGACCAGGCTGCGATCTACGATCATGCCGGCACGCCAGTGGACGTGGCTGATCCTTCCAGCACGCCGCAGTATCTAATTTATGACAAACAATTTGCCGGCGGAGTTGCCTGGACAAACCTGGGTGACGCTGGCAGCTTCCCGACCGTTACGCTGGCGCCGACAAACTTCAGCAACAAATACGCCATCCCCCTGCACCTGAAAGCCGGACGCAGCTACACGATTTACGTGACCTGGCAAATCTTTGCCGGCGCCGGCGCTGAAACCGTGACAATTTCGGCGCGGTTGCTGCGCTTAGATCAGGCGACCATCGAGGCGCAAACAACGAGTGCAGCCCTGGGACAAAATCAAACCCGCACCGAAATATTCACCATGACGCCGGCAAGTGCAGATACTTATTGGCTCGTCTTTTATTGTGAATGTAGTGCTGGCGCCAACAACCGCACCGCGCTTATCTCATACCCGGCAATAGGCCACGCCATGCCGGCCTGGATCGACTTTCACGTTGTTAATCGTGACGACGGCGCGAAAACTGAAACGGCGGGAGCAAGCGAAACCCTCCGCCACTACATGGTGCCGCTGCCGGCACCCGACAATATCGTCCAGCTGCTGTGGACCAATTCGATCCGCGGCGCAGCAACCTGGTGCTTCATCTTTTCCCAGGATTACAACTGGAGGCACGCCGACGGGACCAAACGGAAACGGATGGTGCTGTATGCGCAGCACCTGAGTGCGAACGAGTGGGAAACCCTGAACGAGCTGAACCACCCCGGCGATATTTACGAGGTGCCGATCCCCGAGCTGACCAGCGCGGTGAACAAAACCCACGCGCGCAACGGGTCACAGGTTTACATGGTGGACGCTGCCGGCAAGCTCACCGGCGTGACCGTCGTGCCCACAGAAAAGACGACGAAGAGCCGCAGGATCCAGCACAGCATTGAGATCACCATCGAGCTGCCCGAATTCCAAGTAAACCGTTAAGCCATGAAACTGATCGCCCTGCTTTTACTCTTCCCCTTCTTCGACTTCAACCAGGTGGAGGATCCGCGCTTGCGCCGGTGCGTGGAAGCGTTCATCCAGGAAGCTGAAGGCCGCGGCGTGCAGCTGCCGGAGATCCACGGCCTGCGGATCGAGTTCAAAGTTCAGAGCCGTGACGGCGCGTACTGGAAAGCTGACAGCCTGATCACGATCAGCACCGCGTACAAAGGTACCCCGAAGATCCTGGAGCTGATCGTCTTCCATGAGCTTGGCCATGCCTGGCTGAAACTGCCGCACGACGACGAGCGCACCGCGCTGATGAATAGCAAGCCGGCGCCGGAGCTTTGGAAGAAACTGCGCCGCGAATACATCGACAACCTTTTCCTGGGCACGCCTGTTTTCAGATGAACGCACAGCAGCTATTTATCACCGACGTACTGGTTGAGCTTCCGCCGAAGTTCAAGTTCGTCAGCACGCTGAAAGGCATCGATGTGGGCAACATCGCCAGCCGTGACGTCAGTCACACAAACAGCGTGAAGCTGCTGTGGACGCCGACGATCCAGCAGCTTTTCGGATTTGCCTGGGATGAAACTGCCGGCGCCACCGTCGTTTATCAAAAGCTACCTTGCAAGCTCACCGAGGGAGGCTTCGAAACGGTCGCCGACGGACTTTGCTGGGTGATGAGCGTGGACGCTGCCGGCATCACGCTGGCGGTCTTCGAAAACATTCTCGACGTCTTCACTTCAGTCCAGGGCCGCAAGCTCGTCGAGCTGAACCTTTACGCGGCGAGCGGATGGAACGCCGCCGACATTGATAACGCGCGACTTAATACCACCGGGATCCTGCACGCGATCTGTCACTTCGGCAAACCGAACGGCGCGAACATTTTCAACGTCAATTTTTGGCTTCCCTGTTTCTTTTATCACGACTGGGTGAAGGGATGCCTTCGCACGACGGGCCTGAACTTGTCCGGCGCGATCCTCACCGACCCGAACTTTACCAACCTGGTCGTGCCATACAGTTTTGAGAAATGGGCGTACCCGGTCGGGCTTAACAGGATCTACGAGCTGAACAACCCGTTCGCATTTCTTAGCTTCAACTTTTCAGGAGTTACCACCACCGACGGCGTGACAAACTTCCAGGCCGACGTTTGCAGCCTGGGAGGTGGAAGCACAGCCACCTGGCAAGTGGTCGGCGGAGAGTTGGAATTGAAAGATACCGGCCACGGAACCCAGCGATGGTTGTCGCTGACGATGACCCAGCTGGCGTTCAACGTTGATATAAACACGTGGGCGCCTGGCGACGTGCTGCACATAATCGTCGAGATCTACCACCCCACGCTGGGCTATTCGTATGGCTTCGACTGTACTGCTGACGAAGCAATACTCGGTCCGTCGCCGGTCTTCGGTGGCTGCGGCCCTGCAAGTCCGACCCTATTAGCAACAATAGGCGACGGGGCAAGGATCCGCGCACGCATCGACGGAGCCGCGACACCTGCCGGGATTATTTTGAACGCTGGATGTAATGCCGGCGGACCGTCCGGCGCCGTGCCAACAGCCATCGACCGCACGTCAGTGGTTTGGAACCTGCTGATGCCTGACGTCAATCAAATTGACATCCTGAAAGACTTCTCGATGCGCTTCGGTGTATTGTTCAAACAGATCCGCGACACGCTGTACCTGAAGACGCTGAAGGAAATAATCCAGGACACAGCCGGAGCGGTCAACTGGACCAACAAACGAGCGACAGGACCAGGGAAAGAGGACGCGATAGTCTTCAGCTCCAGCCGCTACGGGAAGCGCACGAATTTCAGGTACACCGAAGACAGCGGCGCCGGTGAAGAGCCGGACAATACCGCCGGCATGGGCACGATCGCCCTGGACAACGATCAGCTCAATGCGGAGAGCGATTATTATGACAGCCCGTTCGAATGTTCTAAGGACGTTTTTCTCCAGGTCACCGCGCTGGCCGACAAGGTGTACGACGCGACCAGCACCACGATCGACGACTTTAAGAAGACGCCAGGCCTGCGCCTGGGCGTGATCCGCTCCAAGCTGGGAGGCGAACCAACGATGACCTTCAACGCTGTGGCCCGCGGCGATTACAAAGTCGTGAACTTCATCTACGAAGCGAGCGTCGGCATACAGACCGCCAGCTGGGCGTACTACCTGGCGAACTATTACGCGGAGATGGGTAGTGCGATGCAGCGGCTGCGCATCATCACCAGGTGGTACAATCTGACCGAACAGGACATTGCTACCTTCGACCGCTTCAAGATGATCCACGACCGGGCCAGCTACTTCCTAGTGGACCGCATCGAGAACTTCACCCCAGGCACACCGACTAAAGTGACCCTCTTCAAAGTGATTTGATCTAAACAGCACCGCCATGGCAGACAGCGAAAAAAAAGAAATGATATACAGCGTGAAGCTGGACATTGAGGCGACCAACCAGGCGCTCGCTGTTTATACCCGCACGCTGGCCGAAGCGCAGAAAGTGCAAAGCGGCATGACTGAAAACCTGAAGGAAGCCCAGGAACTAAGCGGCAGGGAAGCGACCGCCAGGAAGAAAAGCAAAGAAGTCCTGGACGCTGAAGTCGGCAGCATCAACGCGCTGCGCCAGGCGAACAAGGAACTGACCGCCGAGCGTAACAATACGAACACGAACACCGAAGCCGGCAGGAAGAAAATCGAAGAGCTGAACAGCCAGCTGGACGATAATAACGACGCGATCAAAAAGAACGTCGACGCCCTGGCCAAGCAGAAGATGGGCATCGGAGATTACAGCGGCGCGATCGATAAGCTCGTCCCTGGCCTTGGCGCCACCATCAACGGCTTCAAGGCGATGGCCGTGCAGCTGTGGGCGCTGGTGGCTAATCCCGTCGGCGCTACGATCGCCGCGATCGCCACCGCATTATTCACCGTCTACAAAGCGTTCACCGCTGGCGAAGATGGAGCGAACCGACTGAACGCCGTGATGCAGATCGGTGCGGTCGCGATGGAAAAGTTCGAAAATATCCTGGAAGCAGTCGGCGGCACCATCATCGAGGTCTTCAGCAACCCGATCGAGTCGATCCAAAAGTTTGGCGAATTCCTCTGGAACAACGTCATCAACAGGTTCAAAGCCTTGGCCGTGATCGTGGACGGGATCACCAGCCTAGACTTCAAGCAAGTCGCCAACGGCGTGCTTCAGCTCACCACCGGCGTGGAGGACGTGATCGGCAAGGTCACAGAGCTGGCGACCGAAATGTCGGCCGCCGTGAGTGAGGCGATCAGCGCCGGCAACAGGCTGGCGGCGCTCCAGGCGGAGATCGACAAGAAAGACCGCGAGCTGGTCGTCGCACGCGCACGCACAAACCTGGAGGTCATCCAGCTGCGCAAGGAAGCCATCGCCCAGGAAGGTGCGGAGAAAGAAGCGACGATCCGCAAGGCCATCGCCCTGGAGGAAGAGCTGGCCGCCGCTGAAATAGCGCGCCAACAAAAGGTAGTCGAGCAAAAGAAGATAGCCCTGGCCACCACCGGCGACGAGAAAGAGGACAAGATGGCGCTCGCCCAGGCGGAGGCTGACTTACTCACCGCGCAGGCGTCACGCTTCGAAGCCACGCTCCGATTTGAGAAAGAATTGCAAGGCCTTCGCGATGAAACCACCGCCAAGATCGTCGCAGCCGAACAACTGAAGCGCGACGAAGCAAAAGCCACGGCCGATTGGAACCGGGAAGTCGAAGAGAAGAGCGCCGCCGGCACAGCTGCCGCCCTGGAGAAAGACCGCAAAAACCGCGAAGCGCTGGAGAAGAAAAACGCCGACGCGAAGAAAAAGGTGGACGCGGATACTACTACCGCCATCAACGCGAACCTGGCCACGGTCCTGGGCAACCAAAAGATTAACTACAAAGCTGGGTTCGACCTATTCAAAAAAGGCGCCCTGGCTGAATTGCTCACCGACACGAACAAGGCGGCGACCGCCGCGATGGCGTCAGCTTCCCAGGTGCCATTGATCGGCTGGCTACTAGGTCCGGCAGCCTACGCGCTCACGTATGCCAAAGGGATCGCCAGCTATGCGGTCGTCGGCGGGATCACGCCAGGCTTCGCGCGCGGCGGCCGCGCATTGAGCGGCACCAGGATCATGGCCCACCACGGCATCCCGATCCGGCGCGACAATGGTGACGACCTGCTGGCCACGGTGAAGAAGAACGAAGTAATTTTGAACGAAGGCCACCAGGCAGCCCTGGGCGGACCGGCCACCTTCAGAAAGATCGGCGTCCCTGGCTTTGCTTCTAGCGGCCATACCGGCGGCGGCTCACCAGGTCAGGACATTGAAACGCGCACAGCTGCCGGCATCGTCGGAGCTGACGCCATGCTGGCCGTGGTTGACAGCGCGCTGCGCAATATGCGCCCGGTCCTGGTGATGCAGGATTACGAGTACGAACAAAGCAAGCGCGACCAGGTCCAGGCACGCGCGCAGGTTTTTTAAGATGGCAGAGGCAGGAACCAACGGCAGCATTTACGCAGCATGGAAGTCCGGGCGACTGGACTGGGAGATCGACCGCGGCATAATTCGCACGGCCGTGATCACGTATTGCAACGTTTTCGACACCTACAAAAAGCAACGCGATGAAGCAGGCCTGGGCTACACGCAGGCGATCGCCAGGACCGCCGAACTGATGAACACCAGCCCGGAAACAGTAAAGCGCGCGATCGCTGAAGTGGCCTAACCCGCTGGATCCCACCCGGGTTAATAATCTGCAAAAGATTGATATCGGAAGCGCCGGCGCGCCTTGTCAATTTTGGCGCTCGATGCAGTCACGCGAACGCACCATCAAGATCCGCGGCCCGATCGGATCTTTCAAGTACCTGGACAACGGCAAGCCGGTCCAGGTGAATGGGATGCAGCTGATCGACCTGGTCACACAAATCACACAGCTGCCACCTGAAACCAACGCCCTGATCGTGGAGATCGGAAGCATGGGCGGCAGCGTGCCGGTGGCCAAGTCCATGCGCGACGTGCTGAAGAGCGTCAGCGGCCGCATGAAGGTGACCACCCGGCAGGTGGACGATATCGCCAGCGCCGGCACGATTCTTTTCGGCGTGGGCAAAGAGCGCATCGCCGCGCGCGGCATCAATCCAAACACCGGCGACAAGTTCAAGATGATGGTCCACAATACGTGGCTCCCTCAAACTTCCGGCAACGCTGAAGAGCTGCACGCCCAGGCGGACAGCTTGCAGCTGTCAGACGCGGAGTTCGTCGATATCTACACCGAAGACACCGGCGTCACCGCCGAAGCGATCGCGCCGCTGATGAAGGCGGAGACTTTCTTCGATGCAGATCAGGCCGTTGCGATCAAGTTCGCGACCGGCGTTTATAACGTAGGCTTACAGCAAGCAGCATATTCCACCAACAAAAAACCAACCGCCATGAAAGGCAAGAAAACGAACAAAGCCCTCGCAGCCCTCGCGTCCCTTTTGGGACTGGAGACAGACGAGACACTTGGAGCAGCCACGGATCTGATCGGCAAAGCCGTGATGATTGACGGGGCACCGGCACAGGATTACACGTACACCGTAAAAGGTGGAGTGATCACCGCCGTCGAACCTATTGCCGAAGAAGAGGCAGAACCCGCAGCTGGCGCAGCCGGCACGAACGGGAAACCTGCACCGGCGGCAGCGATGACCGAAGAGCGCGTCCTGGCGCTGATCCAGGGAGCTGGCAAAGGGAAGAAGAAACCCGCAGCAACGGACGACGATGATGACGACGACGACGCCGGCACCGGCGACGTGATCCAAAAGCTGGGCACAGCAATCGCCACCGCGATCGCCCAGGGACAACGTCAGCACAAGCAAGGCCAGCGTTCCGGCGGCGCGCCTGGTGGCTCGAAGGAATTCGCGCAGCCCGTCGGCTACAACCCGACCAAGCGCGACGAACTTGCCAAAGAGTGGGACCGCTCCTTCCGCGCGAACGAACACGCCGCCATGAAGCGCGACGATCGCGAGAAATGGGAGACCCTCTTCTTCGCCAAGTACGGGAAGATGCCCCAATAATTTTCCTCAACCGCACAACGCACAAACATGAAACGCAACCGCATCCTTTTTATCTTCAGCCTGATCGCGTCCATCACGATCAGCCTATTCATCGGAGTCGTGGCCGCCCAGGTGGCCGCCGACTTCAACTTCCGCGCCAACCCTTTGCTGATCGCCGGCACGGTCTTCACCTTCAAGGCGATCTATTTCTACCACGCGAACTGGACCATCCGCGGGCTGATGCTCGCCGGCGTGAACCAAGAGGTTTGGATCGAAGTGCTGAAAGAGAATTTTTTCAGCAAGTTCCCCTGGCTTGACGGCATCGACGATTGGTCGGAGTTCGTCGAGAACAACACGATCAACTTCGCCAGCATGGGCACCAACCCGGTGATCCTGAAGAACAACGCAGCCTGGCCGATCGTTGCCGCACAACGCACCGACACCGCCGGCACCGTTACGCTGGACACTTACGACAGCACGACCACGCGCGTGCGTAACGTGGAAGAGATCGAGGCGAGCTATAAGAAATTGCAGAGCGTCACCAACCAGCACAAGAAGTCGCTCATGCAGGAAATCGTTACCGAGTCACTTTGGAACATGGGACCGCTGACGGCTGCCGCCGGCGCGATCGCCACGAATGGATCCAACAGGCCCGCAGTCATCGGCGCCCAGTCTTCAGTTGCCGCACGCCTGGCCATCGCCGATATCCTCACGCTCCAAGAGCGCTGGGATTCGCTCGACTTCCCGACGGAAGGCCGCGTGATGGTGCTGAACCCTTACCACCGCAGCGATCTAATGCTCGAGGACAAGAGCTTGTTCAAGTCGTTCACGGATCTGAAGAAAGGCGAGGCCGTTGCCTTCGCCGGCTTCGAAATGTTTCCGACCGTGGGCAACACACCGCTGTACACGAAAAGCACGCTGGCGAAAAAAGCCTACGGCGCAGCAGCTGACAACACGAACGACTGCGTTGCTTCCGTTGCTTTCTGTCAGTCCGAGGCGATGAAATGCCTGGGCGACACCGAAATGTTCTTCAAAGAAAAGAAGATCAACCCCGAGCAACGCGCCGACGAGATCGGCTTCCAGCAGCGGACCAAAGTCGTGCCCACGCGCGTGACCGCAAATTATCAACAGGCGCTGGTTTCCAACCGCGCATAAACGACGCCTTCTTAGCCCGCTGGATCCTGCGGCGAAAATCGTCAACGGGTCCAGCACTAAGAGGACACAAACCACAAACACCATGAAGACCAGCGAATTCGCAAAGCTCAACCCGGAAGAAGTCCAAGCGCTCACCGGCAAAGACCTGGAACGCTACAACGCGTGGCTGCTGAAACAGCAGGAAGCTGCTGCCGCAGCTAACGAGGAAGAAGAGGAAGAGGAAGAAGAGGACGACAAGCCGAAGAAGAAAGGCGTGGCCGTGCCCGCTCCTAAAGTCGTGAAGCTGGATCCCAAAGGGATGAAGGCGCACGCTGCCGACTACTTCGATCGCCACGAAAACAGTCTGCTGGAGTCCGTTCACGTCGTCAGCGACGGCACGATCTTCCCGGGCACGCCGCACGGCAAGAACGCCTGCATCAACTACGTGAACGACGGCAACGCCCAGGCCAAGGATCTGACCAGCCTGGAAGTCGGTCGTTAACCCTTAACCCCGAAAGGAGGACAGCACCATGAGAAAGTTCGACGCTTTATTTGCGCGGCAGCTTGCCGCCGGCGACCTGGTCGAAGGCTTCACCGTTGACCCGGCCAACCCGGTCCAAGGTGGCGTCGGATCCGACAGCCGGCTGGTGCTGATTCAGCGCACCGATATGGCGACATACGTCCGCAGCGGCCTGGACGTAGTCACGGCCATCACGCTGGTGGCAAACAAAACCGGCCGCGTATTCGAAGGCATCAAGCAGTCCCTCAAACCGAAGTGGACCGGCGTGGATGCAGAGAGCGGGCAAAAGGTTTACAGCCATGAGCTGGAGTATAAATATTTCAGCTATACGCAGCGCGCCAAAAACAACGTGGTCCGCAAGGGCAACGGCCGGTACGTGGGCATCATCGAAAATACCAAGTGGGACGCGAACACGATCGAGATCTACGGCTTGGACGTCGGGATGGAAGTCGTGGAAGTAAGTCGCGCGAACCAGGAACTTGGCGGCGCGATCCTGATCCGCCTGCGCTCACCTGAAAAGGAGTACGAAGCCAAGCCGCCGGCAACCTTTGACGCCGGCACCGGCGTGTATGCTACCAACCGCACGGCCATCGATGCGCTTTGCTTCCTGCCGACCATCGGCGTGGGCGGCTTGTCGATCGTGACCTATGCAGCTGTCACACCGACGGCCATCGTGATCACCGGCACGAACTACTTCGCCAACAGCGCCAACAGTTCGGTGCTGCGCGTGGATCTGATCAATAACGACACCGGCAGCGTGATCCCTTTCACCGCCGCGCTGACCGTTACCAACACGACCATCACGACCACCACGCCGGCAACGGGTGAAGGCGCTGGGAAGAACTACAAGGTGCGCGTTACCACAACGCAGGGCGCTGTGTTATCTGCGCAGAACATCATCACCACCTAACCCGCACAGCCATGAAAGTCGTCAAGTTTTTAAACCCAGGCGAGTCGATCGTGATCGGCGGCCAAAAGCTGGAGCAGCACACCCTCACCCCGGAGCAAGCCGAAGCGCTGCTGAAGTCCATGCCGGAGCTGAAGGAAAAGATCGCCGTCATCGAGCAACCCGTCGTCAGCATGAGCGAAGAGGAAGCCGAAGCGGCAGCGAAGAAAAAAGCCAACAAGCCAGGCGCCACCGCCGGCACAGGATCATAGTCGGGAAATAGGTAAATGGGTAAAGATCAGGCGGCCGGCAACTGCCGCCTTTTCTTTTTCTGAAACGCAAAAACCAAAACAGCACGCAACATGGTACCCCAAGATCGAGACGGCAAATACATCGGCCCGCGGAAGACTTATCGCAGCGGCGGCAACGTCGTGGCAGCAGCTGGAACGCTTCCCTTCCTGGTCATCAATGGAGCGGCCGGCACGGTGATGCGCATCCAGCGGATCCGCCTGACGGGCTTCACGCTAACGGCTGTGGCCTATTTGCGCACGCTGCTGCAAAAGCACTCCAGCGCCTGGACTGCCGGCACGCCGGTGAACCCGACAGAAACGCCGGTCGACAGCGCTTACGGCGCTGCTGGCGCACCGCTGGGATCGATAACACCTTACACAGCTGGACCAACTGGCGGCGGTGCCCTGGTCGGCCCGCTGGCGGAAGCGATCGTTTTAGGCCAGGCCACCGTGGCCGTCGCCGCCGGATTCCCTTCCGAGGTCTTGTTCGACTTCAGCAATCAGAAAATCGACGCGCCGACTTTGCGCGCCGCCGCTGAAAATTTAGCGCTATCCTTTGCAGCTGCACCGGCTACGGCCGTGACGCTTTCCTGGGAAGTTGAGTGGACCGAAGACGGTAACTAATCCCCTGCGGCCCGATGGTTTTCAACGAACGACCAAAGCCGCTCATTAAGCGCGTCCCAACTGTGGTCGATGTGTCGCAACGCATCCAGCGTTATGACAGCGACAACCTTTACCCGCAGCGCTGCGAAGAAATCCTGTCACGGTCGTCCACGCTGAAGACCGTCATCGGCCGCATCACCGACTTCGTGAACGGTGAAGGCTTCCAGGACCAGGTCATCGCCAAGATGATCGTCAACCGCAAAGGGCTGGAAGGTCAGACACTCAACCAGGTGATGAAGTACCAAGCGCGCAACCTGACGCGCTACCTCACGCCGGTGATGCACGTGGGATATAATGGCCTGGGCCAAATGGTGGAATGGAACCCGGTGCGCTTCGAACGGATCCGTTTCGGCCTGGTTGACAAGTCCACCGGCCGCGTCACCCACTACGGTTACTCACACAACTGGGAGCGCGACGGAAGGAAGGCCACCGACAGCGGCATCGTCTTCTATGATCGTTTCAATCCTGACCCCAACGTGGTCCTTCAGCAAATGGAAGAGTGCGGCGGGATCGAGAATTACCGCGGGCAAATTATTTACCTCACCCCTGAAGAAGACGAGTACCCCCTGTCAGCTTTTGACGCCGTCCTGGACGATGCGCAGACACAGAGCGAAATAGGCATGTTCAAAGTGGGCAACACCCAAAACAGTTTTTTGTCCACGCTCGCGATCCTTTACCCTGGAGAGTTCGGCAGCACCGAAGAAGAGAACGCCTTCAAAGATCTGATCGCTAACAAGCGCGGCAGCCGTAACGCCGGCTCGATGATCGGGCTGCAAGACAAAACAGGCCAGCGAAAGGCGTCGGATATTTTCCAGCCGCTCACCCCGGAGAACATCGACAAACAATACGAGTTTACCGAGCGCAGCGTAAAGGAAAACATCATGGAGTCCGAGAGCTTCCCGGCCATCCTGATGGGCAAGGCGCCCACCGGACTTTTCGCCCAGGGAGATATCGAGGAAATCTATACCTACGTCAACAGCATCACGCGCAACCGTCGGCAAGAGCTGGAGCAATTCTTCAGCTCGCTGCTGAAGTACTGGCATGAGCCGGTGATCACAGACGCCAAGATCATCGAGCAGCGGTATATCCTGGAGAGCGAAAGCGACAGCGCTTCGATCAGCGTGAACGATAACATCAAAAACATGACCGGAAAGCAAGCGATCCAATTCGAAAGGATCCTGCGCAAGTACGGGCAAGGGAAGTACACGCGCGACGTCGCTTCGCAGCTGCTGCGCGGAGGCTTCGGACTTACTGAAGCAGAGATCACCAAACTGCTGGACGGTATTGACGAGCTGGTCCAGGAAGAAAAGCAGGCGCAGGATCCGGCCACCACCGGCCTGATGATCCGCAGCAAGTACGTGGCCTACGTTAAACGCATGGCGGTCGAAATGTTATGAAATACATCATCACCATCGAGAACCTGGCCGCCTATCGACCGACCAGCAAACAGATCCCGGCGGATCGCATCAACCCGTACATTCAGGAGGCGCAGCAATTCGATCTGAAACGGCTGCTCGGGGATCCGCTTTACCTGGACTTCCTGAATTATTACGACAACACCGCGGCGCAGTATGAAAAATACCGCGACCTGCTGAACGGGAAGCAATACACGATCGCCACGCTCACTTACGACCACCCGGGACTGATCGGCTTCCTTTGCTATATGACCCTGGCCCGCTTCTACAATAACAACCAGGTGAACGCGACCAAGTACGGCCTGGTCACAAAGCTGGGCGAAGGATCTGAACCCCTGGACTGGAAGGCAATCGCCACGGCCGTCGCCGAGCTGCGCAGCAATGCCACAGCGCTGACGGCGGATATCATCCGTTACATCGTGAACAATTCCGCCAGCTTCCCGCTATTCAACCAGGTGAACCGGCCCGATCCCGATCTTGGCGTTCGCTTCTTTGATCCCGACGATATCAATGCGCCCGGGCCTGGATCCGGCAGAACTTTAAACAGCTTGTGACGCGATGAAACCCAAGCAGATCATCCGCGGACGTACCTGGTCCATCGAAGCCACAGCATACAGCAAGTGGACCGGCGACGTGCAGACTTCCCAGGTGATGAACCTGGCCGGCGCCACCATCAAGGGCTACTTCAAAGAGCGGCCGACAGACCTGGACACCGCGGTGATTCTGAACGTGGTCGGCGCGGCCGTCGTCGCCGGTGATGGCACGCTGATCGTCAGCGTCACAGCTGACCAAACGCGTGACTTGAAATTGGCAAAACTATTTTTTGAAATCGTCGTGAAGGTCGGCGCGACTGAAGTCAGCACCGGCATCGAGGAAGTGGAGATCTTACAAAATGTTTGGAAGGGCGCGATCGCATGAAGATCATCACCGAAATATCCCGCGGCTTTGTTAAGACCGCCGACCAGGTGGCCGGCAGGATCCTGGGCGCGATCACCAGCGGCCGCGTGATCATCACGGCCACCAGCGCCGTGCCTGGTGCGGTCGTGGTCCTGAACCGCGAGCTGCGCGAAGACGCGGGCCTGGAGCTGCGCGAAGACGATAGCGCCGAGTTGAGAGAATAAGTACATGGCAGACACTAAAACAAGCGACGAAGTAGCTGCCGCAGCCCTGGACGGTACGGAGCTAATCCGCATCGTCCAAGGTGGCGCGAATAAGAAAGCAACACCGGCGCAGCTGGCCACCTTCGTCAGCTTTAACACGATCGTCAAAGGTGTGACGCAAAACAGGCGCCACGGTGGAGCGACCAACGCCACAAACTTAGGGACTGGAGCGGCCACCATTAACGTCTACCGAGCCTTCCCGGTGAACATACGGCAGGCGGTCACCGTTGATTTGCTGGGCATTGAAATCACAACCGGCACGACTGGAAAAATGCGGGTTTTAATCCATTCAGATCTAAACGGCTACCCGGGCGCGTTGCTCGCTGAAAGCGGCGAGCTGACGGTGGTGGCGCCCGCAGTTTATGAAGGCTTTGCTGGCGGCGGGAATATCACCCTGGCGCCTGGCTTGTACTGGTTTGTCTTATGGACTGACACAGCAAATACAGCCAGGGCCATCACGGTCGCTGGCATCAATCCAGCGGCCGGCCATTTGGCCGCTGGCGGTTCGGCTGTTTTCGGGCTAGGCTGGTCGCAAGCCTTGGCCTATTCATCGGGCGCGGCTCCTAATCCATACCCGGCAGGATCGACCATCTTCACGACAGCCACCCCGGCGCCGAATTTATTTTACCGCGCACTCTGATGGCAGATTTAAGAACTTCAGCCGAAGCAGCTGCCGCAGCCCTGACAGGATCCGAGCTAATCAGGCTGTCACAACTTGGCGCGAACAAGAAAGGAACGCCGCAAGATCTGCGCACCTATATCGCTTTTAACACGATCGTCAAAGGCATCACGCAGGACCGTCGCCATGGTGCGCCGTTCAATGCTTCAAACTTATCGGCCGGTGCCCATGCGGTAAATACTTACCGTGGATTTCCGGTTGAGATCCGCGAGCGTGTGACCATTGACAAGATCGGCATCGAAGTCACGGCGGGCACGAGCGGGAAGATGCGCATCATCATCCACGCGGACGTCGATGGGTATCCAGGCGCATACTTAGGAGAAAGCGGAGAGCTGACAGTCACGGCGCCCGGAGTTTACGAGGGACTTGCCGGCGGTGGCTCGCTTACATTGGCGCCCGGTCTTTATTGGTTTATCCTTTGGGGCGACACAGGAAACACCGTGCGCAGTGTCAACGCGGCAGCAATGAATCCGGCCTTCGGACATTCAGCCACCGGCGGGACGATACTTTTCGGAACCTTTTGGAATTCTAGCGTTATGGCTTATTCTTCCGTTACCGTTGTGGATCCATATCCGGCCGGCGCCACCATCGGCAACGCTGCAACCCTGACACCACACCTTTTTTATCGCGCCTTATGATAACCAAGTTCGCAATCGCATCAACCCCTTCCTTTGTTCGCGTTGACGTCTTCCGCGTCGTCAATGGAGTGGATGAACTGGGGTATTGGGTCACGATCGGGAGCAATGAATACAAGCTCACCGAGGGGGATTACATCATCCAGGACGATAACGGGATCCCCGTCGCCATCATCACCGCCGCGGAGTACGTGGGCGACTTGGTTAAACAGGCTTTAGTTCGCGAGCAAGTGGGCCTGGATCTGCGCCGTGCAATTTGGGCGGCGCTACGAGCCGGCAATATTCCCGACGCGCAGAAGGGAGGCATCGCCACCACAATCAATACCCCGGTGGATCTGACCCGGGATGGTGAAATTGTGGCGGCCAGGGCTTTGGCTGCTGCTACGGCCACAAATGCAAACTATACCGCCGGTGTGCGCACGCAGCTGCTGGCTATTATGGACGCGGCTATCACAAAATTATGAGTGATTTGGAATTCAAGCGCGCAGACCGCGCGATCGTTTGGGGTCTTCGCGGCCTGATCTTCCTGGGGGTGACTGCCTGCGGCTTGGTCTTCAACGATATGCGCGCCGGCGTCGTTAGCCTGCGCAGCGCCTTCGATAGCGAGCGCGTCGAAATGCGCGACCGCATGAAGAGCCTGGAAACAAAGATCGAGGACCGAGGCGACGACGATCGCAGGCGCGACGAGGATATCAAAGAGATCCGCCGGCAGCTGTCAGGCAGCTGGCAAACCAAACCACCACGCTGATGCGTTACGACTTGCAACGGCTTTATTACACGCGCACAAATCCGCGCGGAAACTATTCCATGGGCTTCATGGCCAACGTGGAGCGCACCTTCCGCAGCTTGTCCCTGGAGGACACGCACCAGGACGGTCCGAAGATCCCGGGCATCACGCGGATCCCGTCGGGCTTCTATACCCTTGGCCTGCGCAGAGTGGTCACGCCGCTGACGGAAAAGCACCGCGCTGATTACGCCAAGTTCAAACGGCCGGACGGATCTGCCACCTGGTTCAGCGAAAACCCGGAGTGGTTCCACATCGAGATCCTGAACGTGCCAAACTTTTCCGGCGTCTATATTCACAGCGGCGTGGATGACGAGCATACGCTGGGCTGCGTGCTGCCGGCTTACTCTTTCGATATGCTGCGCCAGGACCGGCCAAGCTCCAACAGCTTGCTGGCGGTCGACGACTTTTATCGCATCACCCACCCGATCCTGGACCGCGGCGGCATTGTCCACCTGGTCATTCACGACGAGCCAAACTATAACGCAGCAGCATGACCATGAAAGTCGGAGAAGACCAGGTTTCCTTCAGCTGGAGGAACTACACAAGACCAACGCCGGCGAACCTGGAGCGCCTGGCCGGCGCCTTGCGTGATACGCTCGCGGGGATCACGGCCGTTTCCGTTTACAATGATCTACCACAATGGGCGTGCGCGTCGGTCGCGCTTTCCATTATCGTCGTGGGCCAGGCCGTGAAGTTTTTCGCGAGCATCGCCCAGGAGGAAAAGAATAACCAGCCACCGACCGCGTGAAGTACGCGCAACCGATCACCATCGTCGTGCTGATCATCGCCGTCGGCGTGCTGGTTTTTTTACGCTTCCAGGACGCTGACCAGGTGGCCAGGATCCAGCGGCTGGAGAAAGACAAAGTCCGGCTGCAGCTGAAGGCCGACAGCATCGAGGCAGAGAAAAAAGCCGCGAACCTTTCAGCGCTCCAGGCCTGGACGGAGAAAGCGAAAAGCGACCAGGTCGCCCAGCAGCTTACCTTGCGGAACCAAATCATCACCGAACGCCATGAACGCCTTCTTAAAAGTCGCGCTCCTCACCTTGCTGACACTGCCATCGTGCGCGAGTGGACAAACCTTTTCAACCGCTGAAGATTCGACCGCGTTGATCGGGATCCCGCGGTGGATCCATTGGCACGCGATCCACGAAATCAAAATCGGGCGCAGCTGCGACATTCTTCGCCGCGCCCTGGCCAAAGAGCTAGACAGCGTCAAGCTGGCGCGAGCAAATGACGCGCGCGTGATCGCCGCACAAACTCACCAGCTGGAAGTTGAACGCACCGGCGCCAGGCTTGCCGCAGAGCAACGCGACAACGCTGAAGAGCGCGCAGGACTTTGGAAGAAACAAAACAAGCGCAGCAAGTGGATCAAAGTGGGCGCGGGTGGAGCGGCAATTATCGCCGGCATCCTGGGCGCCGGTCCGGCGGTGATCATCATCATCGCCTGCGTGCCGGCAGCTGACGAGCTTCGCAAAAAGTGAAAAGGGCCGCCGACGGGAACCGGGCCACCCAAAAGAAACCCGGCGCGCTGCGCACCCTTTTTGAGCTTCCGCCGATTCTCACGTCGAGAGGAAGCCAGGCCCAAAAGTAGCCCGAACCCGGGCCGCATACAACCCACCCCGAATTTTCAATACTGGCAGCAGGAAACCGGCCGCCCTGCCACGATCGCCCAAAAGCCGACCCCCTAGCCTGCAAAAAATTCCGGCGCGCTACGGGCCTTTAAATCGCTCCGTTTTTTCCGTCCAATATCGCGCTTGTTTTTGTCCAATATAAAGGCTTCCTTGCCTGCTGCTGATTCTCACAACAATGGCAAAGCCCAAACAGTCGGCCCGTCGATCCCAGGGATCCACCGCCGGCACCATTTCCCTGAAACTTTCCTGGCAGTCCGTAACCCCTTGGCTGCTGGCAGTCCTGGAAGATTCCAAGAGCGCGAACGCGAAAAAAATCGCGCGCGCGCAGCTGATGAACATGGCGCGGATCGCGGACCGACACGCCGACCTGGTCGATGAACTTAGTCAAGAGCGCGCCACAGCATGAGCGCGCACGCTGACGATCGTGGCCGGCTCCAGGAAGCTGACCTGATCCAACCCGACGACTTCAACTTGTTACCTATTCAGGAATATCCTGCGCGCCGGCTGACCACGCTGCTGCACGCGGCGATGTTCCTGCGCGAGCAAAGCAAAGACCACCAGCTGCGCGCCGACCTGGACGCCTGGTGCTACGTGCTGCGCGATGCCATCGAGGAAGCGACGCGCAACGAAGTGAACCGCAAAGAATTCTCACACACTTAAAACCCAATAACATGGAACGACCTATCGAAGTAACCATCCATTTCTCCAACGACAACCGCCTGACCTACACGGTCGGCAAGGCTGCGCCGCTGGATTCCCTTGGCCCGAAGATCGAAGATATCGTCGCATGGCGCGACCGGACTGATCGCGTCGAGGTACGCTTCAAAGCTGAAGAAGACGGCACGCGGATCTGCAAAGAATTCTGCGGCTTCCCTTTCGTCCTGACCACAACCAACAAACCCGAAAACCCAAAAGCATGAACACAGAAACGAAGACCACCGCGATCAGCGAAATCACGCTCGAGCGCGCAACCGAAAACGGCGTGACCTGGATCCGCGTAAAGGAGAACGGCACCATAGTGAAGGCCTTCTGCGCCGACGATGAAGAGGCTGCGCGCCGCTTCTTTGTAGCGTACACGCACCAGCTGTCTGGCGCGGAGATCCTGGCCAGCAAATTCATCGACACCGAAAAGCGCGAGAGCTACGGCCGCACGGTGCTGCAATACCGCGGCATCACGGTGACCGATCGCCCGCACGGTGACACCCCGTTCACGCTGATCCAGGACGGGC